TCTTACGACCAGTTCCCGAGACTGTTGCTTCTGTTAATGTTGCAGTTGCAGTCCCATGGTCTGGTTGTCGTAATATACTAAATGATGTAACAGTTTTGATTGTATTTGTAATCTGAAATGCAGAGTTAGTAATCGTACCCGCATCTTCACGAACAAGCGAACCTTCAGTTCCTACAACAACATTTTCATTATCTGTAATCGACGAATATAATAAGTCGTTATCAATGTAATCAAAAATGTCAACACGTGTAGTATTGATGATTGAACTGCCCGACGATATATCTTTGTATAGACTTATCTTCATATCAAAGTCTAACGTATAAATGATTGAACGTCTTGCTTCTAATAAGCCTTCGTAATCATCTTGAAATGAAACACCCGTAAGTGAAATAGGTGTGTCTTGTTTTACGTCGTAGTCATCTAATGGATTAACTGTTACAGTATAGTTTGGTGTAAAGTAAGGTAAAATCTGTTCAACAATCTGTAAAGCATCGTCTTGTGACTTTGCATATACATTTAACTGAAAACTTACATTGTAAGGAACAGGTGTATAAATCTTATCACCTTTTGTTGTATCTTCACCTACTTTAACACATTTATTCAGTTTAGGTAGTTGTCTAGAAGGATCGTAGTTCATTGCCACAATCTCAAATGACATTCTAGGTAACTTAAGTGCTATCTGTCTTTCGCCCATCTCACCGTTACGCATATTGTCAATACGCTCAAGAAAGTCTCTTTTCGGTGCATATGATAATGGCACTTTCTGTTGACTGATTACACCACCAGATGAGTTCTTGCGAATCACACTTATGTCGTTAAACAATGATCCGAATACTGCTACTGCTTTTCTAAAACTTTGATGATAGAAATGATTGCCAAACATTATTGAGGATCTCCAAATGGATTCGATTCTGAGAAGTCTAAGAAGTCATCTGCTTCTGTATCAAAGAAATCGTTTTGAGCACCTTCTTGCAAGTCTTCATCATCAGTTGACGATGGCGTACCAGTTGCTCCTGACGATACACCTACAATAGGATTCGTTGTGGTCCAAGTATGATACTCACCATCACTCGCACCACTATGTGTAACATATACTTTATAGTTGTCAGGATCTGAAGCATCAATGCTGGTGATTTCACCATTCATTGTGTATGTGCTATTAGTTTGTCTAATCGCTTCATCAATCTCAAATGTGCCTGTAATATCTGCTTGATTGAATACAAGTACATTTTGATAAGCATGAATAGTCTCAACACCATCAATAGTAGCCACACCAGTATCAAAGTCTTCATCGTTGTATTCGAACATTTCGCAACGCATTTTGAATACAGGTAAATCTTTTAACTGATAGAATGGGCTTTCTGTCTCGACACGTGTAATCTCAAACATAGTATTTGATAGTGTCAAGTAGATTAAGTCACCCTCTCTTGGGCGATAAAACTGTTCGTCAATAGTGTTTTCGTATTGACCAACAGTCTGTTGCCATCTACGACGAGCAACAATAAAGGTGGCGGCATCACGTATCTCGATGCCAAACTTAGAGAACAAGTCGCCTTCGCCATCGAAGCCTTCTGTATTTTCGATGTACATTTCAACACGATAAGCATTATCAAATCGAGATGTATTATCATCACCAAAGATGTTATCACGATTCACGATTTCACGAGGGATGTAATAAACATCCTGACCGTAAACTTTCAATGATTCAATGATTAAATCTTGATACAGTCGTTGCTCATTTTGTGTGCCCTGCGTAAAATACTTATTAACAGCCATCTTAACCTACAAAAAAGTCTACGGGAAGTTCTTGTTCACTTCGAAGTTTTTCTTCTAAACGTTCAATGTCCGTCATCGCATCATCGAATATTTGACGCCCATTCATTATAACGCCACCTGGAAGTTGCATACCTTCAAACTTCATTAAGTTTGTACCCCACTGTTGTTTAATCAGTGCAGTCGTATAATCTTTGATAAACATATCATTGTAAATACTAGTATGGACATCAGGATCAATAGTCTGATATATTTCTGCTACAATCCAATCACCCTCTTTCAAATCACCGTCATTGAAGTCACCGTAAATATATAAACGATTCATTCGACGTGAAAATGATACTTGAGGTTGACCATGTAACTGCATATCAATCATACTCAGATATTGTTCCATCTGATAGAGATATGACAAGTCACCCGCAAAGTTTATGAAGTCACCCATATTATTCAAAAACATTTGATATCTTAAATCGAATAGATTACCACTCGAACCAAATGTAGACGATACCGGAAATACTTTCGATACGTATAATACATTTGATGATATAGGAACATATTTGTTTGCGACATCATCAGCAGTAATCTGATATTTCAGATATGTACGATGAGTCGCATCACTATGAAACTCTTGATATTTTTGAATAGCATCATCAACTTTGTCTTCGATTTGGTCTGTATCGACATTAATCTCGATAACAGGTTCTCCCAAACGTCGAAGGCAAAAATCAATCAACTCTTGTCTTGTAGTAGGTGATGCCATTGTTTACTCCGTAAATACTACTATTTATGCACCCCACAGGACTTCGCCTGCAGAATCATAAATGATTAATCTTCTGTCTACAATATCATATAGACCGCCACCGAACTTCATGTCACCACCAGCAACTACACTATCTTGTGCAGTTAATGCACCTACAGTGATTGCAACACTGGTAGAATCACCACGTGCTGTAACAGTTGCAAGGGTATCTTGTTCTGAATCAAGAAATCCGAATGTGTTTATGTTTCTAAATGCTACATCACGACTACTATCAACAACAAGTACAAGTTCTTGTGTCTCATTTAAAGCAATCTCATCGATTCTTAGATTGCCAGTTGTAAGACGATTTAATACATTGTTATATGATAATGCGGCATCAACGTGCACACTATCTTCGCCTGACACACTACGAACTAAAGTAGGATAATATTCACTATCTGTAGCAGGTACGACAACAATCGTAGTACTACCTTCACCACCATCAGAAATGATAGTTGTAGTGATAATCTGACCAGTCGTTTCGTCTAAGAATAATGCTGTTGTTGATACACCTGGATCTACATCATTAAGAGTAACTTTGCCATTAAATGTAGCATTATTTGTTACTTCGAGTGTAGAGTCAAGAATAACACCACGATTGAAATCAAAAGTATCAGTAGCACCACGATAAAGCATTGATGCTCCGTCAGTACCATCAATAATGATACCCGAACTATCTGCTTCTGCTGGAGTTGTTGCTCCACTTGCTACTGTAATAGTTTTATCGTCAATCAATAACTCTGTTGAGTTAATAGTGGTTGTTGTACCATTAACTATTAGGTTACCACCCACAACAACATCACTAGTAAATGTTGCGCTATCTGCAAAGAGTGCACCAACAGTGATGTCGTTGATTGTAATATTACCACGAGTAGTAACTGTGTCTAATGTTTCTTGTGCTTCAAAAGCACCTTCACCCAGTCTTCGTAGTTTTACAAATGTACTTGAATCAGCAGAGAACGGGTCACCCGATGCTACTAAAACATAATAGTCAGAGTCTCTTGCAGAGTCGAGTGATTCAGGTCTGAACTCAATACCTTCAACAGCAATCTCACCGCCAAGCGAACGTGTTCCATCTTTCAATGATGTGAATGGAGCATTATCATAATCAGGGCTACCCGGATTAGGTTCTGCTTGCGCTAACTGTAGAAACTCATAGCGATCGGAATCTAACTCATTGTTAGGTACCGTTGCGACCTTACCTGATAGTGACTGATCCGATACTGAAGATATTGCCATCTTTAATCATCCTTACCCGTTTAATGATTCTAGGTAACTTAGCGATAGTTTTAACGTGCCGCCAGTAGATGCTTCTGCAACTATACGATTGTTCTGTTCAACAATCAGCTTACCCGTAATCAAACCTACCGCATCAGAAGGTAACACCCTCAAGTCTTTGATAAGTTCTATTTCTTCGCCAGTTATAATATTCTTATGTTTTAACGTTACTGTTTCAGTAGTCGATCCAACATTAGCGCATTGCGCCATAAGAACAATCGCTGTGATTCCGTTCGGACAACGATAAACCTCGTCACTGTCTGCGGCGAACGGTCCCGCATTCAGTGTTGCAAACGATGATTTAAATGTATTTAATGGTACTGCCATTTTCTATTAACCTTCTAGTGCTAGAATATATGGAGTCAGAATCGCATATAGAGAACGTTCAAACGTTTCACCTTCGATTCGACCTGCCTGTCTTCTTATTGTCAACTCACTTCCGATTCTGAAATCACCAAGTTCATCCGTACTTGTGAATACAACAAGACCTTCGTTTGTTCCAGAATCATATACTACTTCACGATCTTTTCTAGGAATACCACCGTTCTGAGGAATCGCTGTAAACGTATTCGTACCAGAACCGACATATTCGAATGTGTGTGAAGAAGACGTTATAACTGAACGTTGACGGAACGAAACATTTTGGGATCTTTGCTTATCAGCATTCAATGGTGGTTCGAAACGTAATGTATATGAACCATCGCCTTCTGAATCAACGTCAAGTACAGTATAAAAATAATCTTCAGAATCAAATACCATTGCATCGCCATAGTTAGGCTTTTTGAACTCACCGAACGAACCGATGTAATCATTTGAATCTAAGTTGATAGAGTTATTTATTGTTAATACATCATCGAATGTACGATAATCTGAATCTAATACACCTCGATATAACACTGGGCTACTACCACGAGCAACTAGACCGAAGTCACCAAATGATGAGTTCGAGTTAGTGATAGAACATTGACCACCACCTTCTGCAAGAATAGAAGTCTGTGTTGAGATTGTAAAGATTGATACTAACTGAGCATAACCTCGATTCATCATGTGTACGCCATAACCAGCGGCATTGTACTGAGTAAATGCATCTGATACCATAGAACGTAAACCAGATACTTTCGAACCATCTACTCGCATACCAACACCATCGTTAGTAATAACTGTACAGTTTTGTATATACGGTGATTGTACGATGAATGGTCCAGCTCCTGGGCTATCTACACGTGGATCATACGCAACAGCCGCGGCAAAGTTCTGATTGTCTCTGAATGTAATATCTTTAATGAAACAACCATTGTCCATATAGAACATATCTGAATCAGGGCTTGCTGGTCTAACAGTTGTTGTACGTAAGTTATCACCAACAATCGCAGTCTTAGGTGGTAGTTTAATCGGGTTATTGATTACGTAATCACCTGACTTCAAGAAGATAGTTGTATCACCAGTGTTCTTAGCCGCATTGATTGACTGTGTGATTAAGAAATCACGAATAGCATCAATACCTGTAATCGCATCGATTATACCACTAGGTGTGCCACGAGCAGATAAGTCTGGCTCAACAATCGCTGGTACACTATCAAGTGAACCTGCTGTAATCGCACCTGTTAAGATAGAGACATTGTTTTGTAAAGCAGTTGCTTCAGTTGCAGTTGCAAACTGACCACCATTACCACCTGAATCATATCCGTATGTAATATTAGATGTTGGTTCGCCTTGTACGATTTCGCCAATGATTGTACTCAAGTGGTTATATGTACCAACAGTTGCCGCAATCTCATTACTGTCATTGCCTAACTGACTTAATGCACCGACGAAGTATGCTCTCGTATTCAATGTGATACCATGAGTACCACCGTAAAGGACGTCGAATGTTAAGCCATCAACAATGAAACCTACGTCACGACGACAACGAGTTCTGTCGTATGATGTTGGACCATATCTGTCAGCATATGTAACTACTTGGTCTTGTATTGTAGGTTTAGCATTACTAATAATATTGTAATCTGTTAAGTCTAAACCAGTATGATTATTTTGAATCTGTGGAGGTATGCTACCCGAACTATCTGCGGCAATCGCATCAGTAATGATGTCGATATAAGAACGTAGACGTGTTACTTCTGAATCAGTTGCAACACCTGCGTCTGTATTCTGACCAGCAAACTCTTCTTTGATAACTTGACTTGCAACAGAATCTAATCTGTCATAAGCGGCTAATGTAAATGCTACTTCACTATCAGATCCTAACTGAGATACAGCACCTTCATAGTATGCGAATGCAGAAGCACGTGCACCTACGTTACCGCCATATAACAAGTCATGAGTTAACGCATCTAGAATATAAGATGTGTCACGACGACATTTTGTTTTGTCGTAAGTCGTAGGACCATAAATGTCAGCCCATGCGATTACTGAATCTTGTAATGCTAATGTATTGTT